TTAAAGCCACAATTGCCCTTGATTGTAATTTGATGATGGGTGCGGTGGGGCAGGTACGACTTCACCAGGCTTAACGATGAACCGAGCTAGGGTTTCATGTGTTACAAAAGTACAGCCACAATTGATGTTCTGGCATTGGTGATAACGTTCTTTTGTTTCAGCGCTCAGGTAGCGGCTTGATCGTGCATGTGAGGCATCCTGACATAACGGGCAGTGCATCATAGTTTTATCCCCTCTCTCGTAGCTTGAGGGGATAATAAACCTGAAACTTACATTTGCAAGTTATTGTTTGCCTTTTTAACTTTCATCCTGATCGTATTCAACATCCGAAAGTTTAACCTCAAGCTCCAGAGACGTCGTGAAGCCACCGTTACTGAGGGAGTGGGTCACTTTAGTGATTATCCACGATTGCTCGTCTATGACGCGCTTAAAGCCCGTAACACGTACAGGCGTTTCAGGGTAGAGATCGGCGCGACCCATCGCGAGACTAATCGAAAACTCCGCAACCCCCCGCTGTAATTTATCCCACTTCGCCTGTGCAGCACGCATGGCCTGTGCTTTGCTGGCAAAAATCGTCGTCAGCGCAAACACGTTATCGGATTCCCCGGCCATGTATTCCCCCTCGCGCGCCTCCGGTACTTTTGCAGGTGCTTTCGCTTTGGGATGCGCAGCAGCTCCGGGTTTCTTTTCCTTCTCCTTGCGCCTGAGTTTGACCTTTTGCGCCTGCGGTTTCGGGTCTTTGGTGTGCAGCCATTTTGCAGTTACGCCCGTATACGCGCCCCGGTCGGCTATCGAAAACTGGTGACGGTCGCCATCACTGCGCGAAATCGTCACCAGTGGGATAGCCTTACCGCTCGCCGTAACACCGCGCCCGGCTTTGAGTACAAGCAGCTTACCCGCCTTGACTGACACCTCGCCGCCGTTGCGCTCAGCGAGCCGGGTCAGAAATTTGACGTCGGACTCCTGCGACTGGTCAATATGCGGCAGGGGTATATTTGCCAGCTCGGGTGCGACGCTCGACCCAAGCTTATTACGGGCGGCGATTGCCTCAACCACGCCGCCGAGCGTGGTATCATGCCATGACTCTTCCCGGCGTGAGTTCAGGGAACCGCGAAAATCAGCACTACGCGCGCGAACAGTAACGGTATCGGGCGCGCCCCGGTGTTCGACTTCATCCACGGTAAAGCTACCTTTTCCCACCAAGGCAAACCCTTTCCAGCCGAGAAACAGCGTCAGCACCGCGCCCCGGATCGGCAGTTCGACCAGCCCGTCGGCGTCATCGAGCTCAATGTCGAGCTGGTCGGCTTCAAATCCCCGGTTATCGGTAAGCGTCAGGCTCTTTAATCTGTCGCTGATATTTCCGGTGATGTCCTTGCTGTTTATCGTCAGCATAAACGCCGGGCTAAGCACCCCACCGGCGCTGTTTGTCAGTGCATCCAGCATTTCAAGCCCCTATCATGCCTGTTACTTTGGTCGCCATTTCTCCCGCCTTACCGACAAGGGATTGCACCTGTTTACCAATATCTCCGTATAGTGCCGCCAGTGACGGATCAACGCGGGTGAGTGTCATCGTGAAATCAATTTTTCGTGCGGTGCCGTCAGAGAAAAACAGACTGCCCGTCTCACTGATTTTGTTAATGACGTACATCCCGTAAATTATCCCGCTACCATCAAGAAGCGGCCACGCTCGCCCCTCTTCGGCCATCAGCCTGACCGTGGTCATTGTCATCTTGCCGCCGGTCATTTCGGGATACAGCACCCCAGCAAGGGTAATTGTTTCCTCACCGATCCCGAGAAACTGATAGGCGTCTCGCTGCCCTACACGTGGATTTGACGGCCAGCGGTATTCCGTATCGCGCTGAAGAGTCTGAAAGGGCAGGGTCTGGCGCATAAAGACAAACATGCCTAACGTGAGCATCATTCTGTTTTTCCTCCTTAGCCGTCGTGCATCATGCTGGCGCGGGTGCGTGCCCGTTTATCGCGCTCATGTTTTTCGAGCGCGTCCTGCAACTGGCGGTCAAGCTGGTTGCCCGGCGCAACGCCGCCCTGAAGCGTGATGTGATAATCGTTTTTACTCTGGTCAACGTATGAGCGACCGGCCGGAGCTGTGACAGGTTTATATGCCTGATAGCCTGCAGCCTGGCTGGTTGCCGGGATATAGCCTCCGCCCTGTGTTACAGCACTGGCTTTTGCGGCAGTCTGGTCAAGCGTGCCCGACTCCTTATTGATGACCCCGAGTTTTTCGAGCACCCAGTCAATCCCGCTTCGCAGCTTGTTAAAGGCATTAAGCGGAAACAACAGCGCATCAGCCAGCGCTTTACCAAACATCACGCCTGTTTCCCGGCAACTGTTGAGGGTGTCCTGCGTCGATTTCACCGGCGCTATCAGGTTCGTGAACCATTGCCACGCCGCCTGAAGCTTTTGCCCCAGCCAGTCAAACACCGGCCTGAGCGGGGCGAACAAATCCGCGACCGGTGCGAATGCCATCCGTAACCCCTCAATGACGCCCCCGAAAAAGGCGCTGATGGGCTCCCAGTATTTGCGAATTAACAGCGCTCCGGCGACGATAGCCGCGACGACGGCCACCACCGGCCATGAGATCGCACCGATAGCCGTGACGATAGCGCCCCCGGCAATACTGAACCCGGTCGCGAATAATCCCGCCCCTGCAATCAGTGCGTTGATACCCGCCATTACCGGCCAGATAACCAGCCCCACACCACCGAGCACCGCCGCAAGCCCGGCGATCGCCCCGGCTATCATGACCAGATTTGAGGTCAGGGCAGGATTAGCACTTACCCAGGCATTCAGCTTATCAAGCCATGCGCTGGCGCTTTTCGTCAGGGTACGCAGGTGGGTATTCATTCCGGTAAATACGTTAAATCGCAGGCCTTCAAAAGACCCCTGCAGGCGAGCCACATCGCCCGAGAGGTTATTGCGCAGGGTTTTACCCATGCTTTCGGCTGCGCCGCTGACGTCGCCGAGCTGGTTTTTAACCCCGGCCAGCGCCCCGAGGAAAGCGGGTATCTGGTCAATCGATAAATCCTCTATCGGTGTGCCAAAGAGGGAGATCGCCGCGTTTGCCCGTTCCGCCGGGTCTTTGATGGCAAGCAGGCCTTTCGCCGTTTTCTGCATTGCCGCGCGCGCCTTGTCGCCGCCAGTGGCAATGTCGCGCGACATCTTCGCGGCACTGAGTCCGATTTGTTCATAAGCGGCCACGCTGTTTTTAGACATATCCGAGCCACGGATACTGAATTCCTTGATGGCATCGCCGGTTTTATCGAGCGCGAACTTGCCCTGTTTCGACATATCGACAAGCAACGACATCGCTTCAGCGCCGGTGAATCCCATGTTGCGGAAGTGGGTCGAGTATTCGTGAAGAATTTCCGGCATCTCACCGCGCATTTCAGCAGATACGCGCTGCATACCCGAGACAATCAAATCGAGCGCCTCATCGCTGTTGGCCGCAAGCCCGTTTTTCATCATGATCGCGGCAATCTGGATACTCTCGGCGGTGTCGGTGCCGAAAGTGGTCTGCATGTCCAGTGCCTTACGGGTGATGCGGTCGAGCTCTGCCTCGCCCACGGTGCCGAGCGTACCGAGCGTGCTGCGCACCGCTGACACCGCCTCTGTGATTTTCCCGATATCCTCGCTTACGCCCGAGGCGTTGATACGCTGAATGACGTCGGTGTACTGCGTGCCTTTCGCGGCGTCTTCACCCTGACGGGCTGCAATCATTGCCCCGCTTTGCTGCGACTGAATTTCGGGCGCCATCAAACGACTACCGGCATACAGGGCGGCGGTTCCCGCCCCGAGTGCGGCGGCGCTGACGTTTCGCACGCTCGCCGCCGCTGCCTTGCCGCGCTCGTAGCGCTGGCTAACCGCGTTCAGCCTTTCCTGTTGCTGGCTGACGCGCGCCAGTGCCTCACGCTGGCGGTCGATGCTGGCCGTCGTTGCCGCGATGCTGTTTCGCAGGATGCGCCCGGCGCTGGACAGGTTGCGGGTATCGATGCCGGATTGCTGCAGCTCGGTACGCTGGCGCTGCACGGACTGGCGCAGGGAGTTATATTTTTCCTGCATACCCGCCGCGCTGCGTTTAGCACTCTCAAAGGCTTTGACCTGCGCCGCCGTCGGGCTTGCCGAGTTTCGCATCTGTACGCCCAGCGCCTCGGCCTCAGCTTTCGCCTTTTTCAGCGCCTCGCCGGTGACGGCCAGTTGGCCGCTGACGGTACGAAACCCTTCAATACGGCGCGCCTGTGCGTTCAGCTCCTTCAGCTCATTCTGTGAGCCACGGATATCACCCGCCAGCGTTTTGCTGGCGGTTTGCACCGCCTTAAAGGGTCGCGTCGCCTGGTCAACAGCCTTGAGTAATACCTGTAACTTAACGTTTTCACTCATTCGTGTGTCCGCTTCGCTGGAGCGCTTTATCGCGCCATGTGACGAGCTCGGTCAGGCTCAGGGGATACAGCTCTGATGGCGGCCAGTGGAAAATAACGGCCACATCCGCCATCAGGTCATCGACCGATAATTTTGCTGGGAAATCTAACGTGCCGAGCTCGGTGACAAAAAACCGACCACCTGACCGGCCAGCGCAACGAGGTCGGGCAGTTCCATCGCGGCGACCTCCTGCTCGGTCAGCATCGGCGCAGTCATGCGGGGCAGCACTTTAATCAGTGCGTCCACTTCGGAGTTAGCGACCGCGGCAAGACTGACGCCGCGCAGGGTTCCGGCATTGGGTTTAATCAGGGTGATTTCAGTAACCAGCTGGTCGCCGCGTTTCAGGGGTTTTTCCAGGGTGACAACGTTTTCTTTGCTCATGATTATCTCGGTTCAGATTCGTATGAAGTTAACCGGCCAGCACTGCTGACCGGCAGATTTTTACAGGCCGATATTACGGCGGTGCTGCTCCAGCCGGTCGACGCCGTTCACCTTCTCAATCATGTTGAGGGTGTCGATTTCAATCAGCTCTTTACCGTTCATCGTCAGCTTGTAGTAAGTGCAGATAACCGGGATTTTTGACTCGGTATCTTCTCCCTGCTGACCTTCGCCGCTGTCGATTTCCTTCTGACGGCCACGCATGACCACCTCGACCGGGACGGTTTCGCCGGTGTCATCACGCTGGTAAGAGCCTGCGAAACGAATCGGTACGGCATCCGCACCAATGGCGGCGTAGAAGGACCAGATCACTTCATCCGGGAAGCCGCCGAGCGACCACTCCATCGAGAGCGCATAGTCATCGAGACCGAGGTCAACCGGTGCCGAGCCATTCATACCCGCCCCGCGATAGTTTTCGAGCTTTCGGGTCAGCTTTGGCAGAGTGACGGTCTTCGCCACCCCCTGATAGCTGTAGCCGTCTAAAAAGACGTTCATCAGTTTGAGCTTGCGCGGCATTGCCATTTAGTCAGGCTCCTTATTTGCTGTTGACCGAAGACACCAGATTCGCCAGATATTTATCTGTAATGCGCTGGCGCAGGGTCAGGTTTTCGAGAGGGGGGACCGGCGTGTAGTCGTAATCGATAAACAGCTTTCCGGCCTTGAGCGTTTCCTTATCGTTGGCCTCTTCATCAAACCAGCAGGTAGCATCAACGATGTACCCGTTTGTATTGAGTTCGCGGAATTTGGCATTGATGCCGTCAACGATGTCGCGAATTAACGTCGCGGTAATAGGTTTATCGACCGCCCACATATGCGCATCGGCCATCGTGTCGGCGATAACCTGCGCGGTTCGGGTGTAGTTCTCAAAAAGGAATAACGGATCGTCTGAACAGGTTCGGTTGCCCCAGAAGCGGAAACCATCCTTTCGAATCAGCGTGGTGACGCCTGCCTCGTTGAGCAGGTCGGCATCGGTGCCCGGCTCCTGCAAATCCCAGAAAACTGATGCACTGATGCCGGTGACGCCATTCACGCCCACGTTTGACAGCGTTTTATGCCAGCCCTGCTCCTGGTCGATTTTGGCACGCAGACCCAGCGCGCGCGCCGTTGCATAGGCAGTAACCGTGACGTTAGTGACCGTATCCCATGCGAGGAAATCCGGCCAGATGACCATCAGCTCGCGCTGGCTGAAGTTATCGCGGTATTTAATGGCTTCAGACAGGGTTTTACAGCCCCATGCACTGACGTAACCAAAGGCGCGCAGTTTCTGACAGACAGGCGCAAGCGCGGTAGCCACCTCCAGCGAATCCAGACCCGGCACGCCGAGAATGCGCGGCTTAACGCCGGTGACGGCTTCGGCAGTGAGCAGAGCTTTCAGGCCGGTATACTTCCCGCTTTCATCCGTGGTGCCGATGATGTTGGAAATCGTCTGCGCGAGCGCTTCTTCCGGGTCTTCGCTGTTACCTTCTTCAACGCGTACCACAACGGTGACGGGTTTTGACTGGTCAGCAATGGCCTGTAACGCCGTGGCGAGCGTGCCTTTTTTACCGGCTTTTGCAATGGCACTTTGTACGCCGGTAATCAGTACCGGTTCATTGAGAGGAAAGGTCGCGGGATCGGCATCGCTGGCCGTGCAGACCATACCGACAATCGCGGTTGAGACGGTGGAAATAACGCGCGTGCCGTCGTTGATTTCGACAACCTGCACGCCATGATGAAAGTCACTCATCCGTTTAACTCCGTAGTTAAGGGGTGAGTGTCATTCTCCTGATAGTGTAAATGACCGTCTAACCGTGAGGGTTCGGCGGTGTCTGGCACAACGACGAGGCAGGATTAGTAGCCGGGAATTTCCTGTAAAGCGTGGATATGCCTACGTCGAAAATCATCGCGACATGCTGGCGTGTTTCACCAGCGGCAATAAGCCGCCCGGCCTGCGCCCATTGTTCTTGGGTTAATTTTGGCCGCCGTCCTCCGATGCGCCCCTCGGCACGTGCAGCCGCAAGCCCAGCCCGAGTGCGTTCGACGATTAACTCGCGCTCCATTTCAGCCAGCGCGCCCATAACATGAAAGAAAAAACGCCCCATCGGTGTACTGGTATCAATGCTGTCGGTCAGGCTGCGAAAATTTATCCCGCGTTCCCGAAGCTCTTCAATCAAAGTGACCAGATTTCGCATGCTCCTCCCAAGTCTGTCGAGCTTCCACACCATAAGGGTATCGCCCTTAGAAAGAGCGCGAAAAAGCTTTTTCAGGCCGGGGCGGTCGGCGGATTTACCGCTCATTTTATCTTCGAAAATTAGCTCACATCCTGCGCTCTCAAGCGCTTTTCTTTGAAGAGCTGTGTTCTGGTCATTTGTTGATACGCGTACGTAACCTATAAGCATCGTTATACACCCTGTAAAGTCCGCGATGATGCCATCTTCTCGCAAACTGATCCTTTAAAAACAGATTTTAGATATGAATAGCAAGGTTCTGACTGGGCTGGTCCCATCCAGCCTGACAAGAGACAGTCTATTTTGTATGTATGATTTATACGAGAAAAATCCATTCATGTTTCGTAACGTGATGAACTCATCAGTGCTGGATTTTTTATAAAAAAACAATTAATTTTGTGAAATTCTGATTTAAAATAATGTAGCGCAGCATGACGAGTAAGATACTACCAATCAATACCTTTGATTGATCAAACCGCAAGGAGATAGTATATGCCAATATCCAGCCTACTAAGAGATACCGTCTCACTATTAAAAAAGAATGGTGAAAGGGTCGATAATATTAAAGCCAGCGTTCAGTCAAAAAAGATTATCATTAGCCGGTCTGATATATTGATTGAAACGGGTGATTTGATACAGCGAAGAATGTCGAATGGAGGTGAAGAAACATATGAAGTTATCGATCCGGGCTTTCATGAGAGACATGGTTCAATTCCAGCGGGCTATCAAATGACTCATAAAAAGCTTGGGCTACCAGAAGCTGATAAAGCTGTTCAAAACATCACTTACAATATTAGCGGTGCCAATTCACGTGTAAATAATCATTCAATAGATAATTCTGTAAATATCACAAATCTCAATTCAGATGTTGAAGAAAAAATTTCAATGCTTCGCTCAGAAATAGATCAGGCCCTAAGCAGCGCTGAAGATAAAAGAGAGGCACATGAAATAGTAGATGCGATTGAAGGACAGTTTTCATCAAGCAAACCTAGTAGAGTGATAGTGAAATCATTATTGGCTTCTTTACCTACGGTCGGTAATGTAGCGACAATAGGCTCATTCCTTTTAAGCTGCTTGGGAGGTTGAATGAAACTTGATCAGTATGTTGAAGAAACTATAAAGCAGATAATAACTGGTATAAGTGCCGCACAAAAATTTGGCAAACAGAGTGGTGCGGAAGTCAATCCAGCTTCTGGGACATTTAACCATAATAATTCAACAGGTTTATTTTGTCTTAAAACCGGAATTCTTATTCAGCAAATAGAATTTGATATTGTCGTATCAGTCAGTGAGGGTAATAGCACAACTGACTCACCAGAACTAACAGTTGGTTCATTATCAGCGTCGGGCAATTCGCATTCAACCGAAACAACTAGTAACTCAACAAATAGAATAAAATTTAGCATTCCCGTACTATTACCTACTTCAGGTTCAAGAAGATAACCTCTTGGAAGGCTGGTTTAACTAGCCTTCCAACTAACTCGACTCCAAAACAACCTCAAACTCTGCTACTTATTCTTTGTAGTGGCCACATCAACGGCTTCATTTCGTTTATGAGGCATCCGCATTTCGAATCATATTTTAGGTGTATCCGCTGGTAATTTTTTAAATTTTCATCATCTCGCTCAAAACCGACTGCGACCGGCGTTTCTAATATTTAGTAATATCAAACGTTGGTTTGGGAACGGTGGCGAAAAGGAATGTTGGCGAGGGTGAAAACCAGATGCCGGACATGTCATTTTTCACCTCAACAAGCGGTGATACCTCATATCAACGACTACCGGGCGGAAAATTGCTGGTTAAAGGAATAGTGACGATGACAGCAAGCAGTCTCTCTGTCACTTTCCCCCAGGCATTCAAAGACAACTCATACAGGATTTTTGCGATTGACCGGGGGAACGGGTGCGTTCCTATTGGAGCGTCTAATTCCAACGCATCATCGGCGATGCTGTACCGTGCAGGAAAAGCTTATAACTATTCCGGTGTACTGGTTGATATAACAGGCGCTACAGCAGTGAGTTACTTTGCAATTGGAGAGGCACCATGAAAATGTATTTCTCACCGGGTGAAGTTGGTTTCTATGATGAAATTTCAAACCGTCCGAATGACTGCACCGAAATTTCTGAAAACCAGTATCAGCAATTAATTGCAGGTCTTGAAGCTGGCAAAATGCTCGCCGCAGACAATAACGGATTACCGGTATTAACTGAACTTCTGTTAACACCAGAGGATGAAATTGCACTGGCTGAAGATAAAAAAAACCTCCTTCGCAGCAAGGCCGATTCGGAGATTGCCTGGCTGCAGGATGCCGCTGAAGAAGGGATCGCAACAGAGAGCGAAACGTTGCTTCTTGCTGAATGGAAAAAATACAGGGTACTGCTAATGCGTGTTGATACCGCAGCCCCCGATTGGCCTACACCTCCGGTGGAACAGGCCAGTTAATGTCCGGCGCGCTGGATGTTTCTACCGCTTCCAGTGCGTCCAGATAGTCCAGCCAGCTATTGTACTGAGTCAAATCATCACCTTTTAGCCTTCCCAGCACTGCCTTTCCGGGCCATTGCCGCGTATTCATAAACGCGTTCGCCTGGTCAATGAGCATCTGTTTTTGCCTCTCAGCCTGCCCAATAAGCTCCTCCTGAGTCGGAGGAGGCACATCAACCCATGATGGTAATCCATCATCGCCGGTACCTCGCATCTTTCCCTCTGGCGGTATTACCGAAAATTCGGCAAAAATAGAATCGTCTACCTCAGTGTAAATAGATGGCCATGAACCTGCGGCCTCATACACATCCCGCATTGAGAGGGGATAAAAACTATTGTTTGCATATGCGTACATAAGAGCCTCAGAGTTATTTGCCGATCGCAATCCATGTGGCGGTGTAATTATTTGAGCCCCAGGTATTCATTGAACAACTTGAGACCGAGCCTGGAGTAAATACCGGAATACCGGGATCACCGCCGGAGCTTCCTACAGGCGAACCTATAATCACAAGACGACGTTCAGGGAACGGGATTGGGTAGATAATAGATACCGGTGAGTTCGTGATGGCTGGCGATATGCCCCACTGCATGACAAAACCACCTGGCAACCGCTGATAGCCCGGGTTGGATAGCAGAGCCGCGAAAGAAGACATATCAGGGAGTTGATTTACGCCCGTTCCTACTCCCAGTTTCGCGGCCTCCCCCAAACCAAGGTATTCGAGAATTCCGGCAACCGACTTACCTGAGAGGTCAGTTAGTGTGCGGTTGAGTGGCTGCTTTGCTGCAAGAGCGTTGGTCATCGTCGTGGCAAAGTTCGGATCGTTGCCCAGTGCCTCAGCCAGTTCTTTCAGGGTATCCAGCGCTTCGGGTGATGAATCAACCAGCCTTGCAATCGAAGCTTTTACGAAAGCAGTGTTCGCTATACGGGTAGTATTATTATCTATTGGCGGTGTTGGTGTTGTCGGGGCACCCGTCAGCTCAGCACTATCAAGAGGTGCCTTTAATCCCAGTATATTTTTGATAGTCGTGCTGAAGTTTGGATCGTTGTTAATAGCTGCGGCCAGTTCTTTTAGCGTGTCCAGCGCGGCAGGGGCTCCCCCAATCAGGGCAACCAGTGCCGCCTGCACAAACGCTGTGCTGGCAATCTGCTCAGAGTTATTACCCTTGACTGGCGTCGGTGTTTTGGGTGTGCCGGTCAAAATGGGGCTTTCTTTTGTAGCATACTGCGAATGCGGATCAGCCGCCGCAAGGTGCTTAGCCATCAGGTCATCAACGTACAGTTTGAGCTCAAGAACCTTATCATCGACATATTTGCGCGTCGCCAGCACGATGGCCGGGTCGATTTTCAGCGTTACCGCTGAGGTACTCGATACAATCAGAATCATACGGATGGTTTGCGTGCGACCGCTCCCCTCCTGCAACTGGGGCTTATACGTTTCCGGACAGTTCGCCACGGCAATCAGATCGCCGTCATCGTCGTAGAGACCAATTTCACGTATCCAGAAGCCGCCCTCATTTTCGGGGATAATTTGCTCAGCAATAATCTGGCTGGCGTTGTTAGGGTCAACGCTTAGCTGATTAAGCGGCGCGATACGTTTCTGATTCACGAGCTTTGTTTGTGCCGGGTCGGGCGTAGGCAATGCGCCATTACCGTCACCGACCGCTAATTGTGTCAGGTTCAGCTTAGTGCCGAGCGCGGTCGCATTCGCCAGTTTTGCCGCGCCCTGATTGGTCAGTATGGCGAGATATTTCGCTGTCATGCGTTCACTCTCAGGTTATCGATTAAATGAATGGCCGAGGCCGGGAAATAATCACCACCGACGACAATCTCCTCGGGGGTGTAGGGGTAAACCGTCAGCGTTTCGCCGAGATAGCAGCCTGCACCGAAATACATCTCTCCAGATGTACTGAGACTGATAGCAAGCCCGGTTAAATGTCGGCTCGCGGGTTTCGCATCGTTAATCAGGCGCTCAAGTTCCTGATACATTTCGTCTGTAATGCCGTTATCGAGCACGCCAACAACCAGGCGGAAAGTGCCTGGTTCCTCGTTGAGTTGCCACCACTCCCGCACCTCAATCAGAAAGCCGAGTGGCTCGACCACACGGCGCAATGCACTGATGGTGCCCTTGTGCTGATGAACGTAAAACGAGGAGGCGATGACGCTGCGCTTTGTTGCTTCCGGCCAGTTGAAATCCCACCGGTCAACGGACAGCGCCCACGCGAGATAGGGCAAAAGGTTTACCGGGCAGGTTCGCCAGTTCCACAGGGTGCGCAGCGGCACCGGCACGCGGTTAATTTCAGCCGCCGCTTTCGCTGCGGCCACTTCCAGCGCTGAGGAGCCAACCGGCAAAAGGCGGGAATCACTCATCAGTACCCCCTGCAGTAATCAGGTAATCCGTACAAAATGACGCCTGATGCTGACCGAGCACGATGTCGCTGACAGGGCTAATCAGCTCGACGCCCTGCACGCCCTCAACGTGCAGGGCTGCATAGATGGCAGACTGGCGGATATCACGCCCGAGCCGGTGCTGCGTGGTGATGTAGTTTTTTAACTGCACCTCAGCCGCCTGGCGGATTGGCTCCGCTTCCGGGCCGGGGTAAAAGTAGAGCAACGCATCAATCTGATACGGTACGATTTCAGCGGCCTGGACGGTCACGCGATCCCCTACGGGTCGTACGTCGTCAGCATTCAGCGCTTTCTCAACCACGGCCAGCAGTTCAGGGCTTGCCGTGCCGTCGCGTTCACGCGACAGCACCGTGATGGTCACGCAGGCTGGCGAGGGGCTGAAAACTGAAATATCGGCGACTCTCCCGTCTGCGCTACGCCCGTGATACTCATACGCGCCAGTCGGACCGGCCACGCTCAGCCCCTCAAACGCCTGTTGAGCGCGCAGGCGTAAATCGGTGTCAGACTCCATCACCGCCGCCGTGGGCGGGATAGTGCTGTCATCCGCCGGGGTAATGGTCAGACGCGCGGTATTGTTGTTCCCGGCCATGTTGTCGAGATCATTTTTAATGGCATAGGCCAGCATGTTGGCGCGTGCGGCATCATTAACCCTCTGACGCCAGATAACCTCCCGGTAAGCATTTTCTTCCAGGTATTTGACCAGCGGATCGGATTCAAGCGCCAGCGTGCGTGCAACGGCTTCCTGTTGCTCTTCAGGAAAAAGAGAAATCAGCGTGGCCTTTCGCTCGGCGAGAATAATTTCGAAGTCGAGCACTTCGACAACATCCGGCGCGGGGAGCTGGCTGAGATCGATAATTGGCATGGCATTACCTCACGGGAATGGTTAGTGAAAGAGGCTGGCCGGTGTCGGCATTTTCGCCCGTCAGGTTGACCACCATTTTTCCATCAGGCTGGCGCACGGTTTCTATTGCTGACAGGCTGACGCGTGGCTCCCACTTAAGCACGGCCATGTAAACTGCGACCTTGATTTGCAGCTCAAGCGCATCGGTCTGCGGCTGGTCAATCATGTCGAACAGCAGCGAGCCATATTCGCGACGCATCACCCGTGAGCCGACAGGCGTGCGCAAAATGTCGCTCAGGCTCTGGCTGATGTGTTCCGTGTCGGTGATTGTCCGGCCATCGGTTCGGCTCATGCCGATATAACGGGCTGTCATAATGGCCCCCCTGTTTCGCCGCCGCTGTCGCCTGGGTGTTTATGGGTGTGCAGCACCTTGCCATTTGAAGAAAGAGAGCCGCCGCTGTGCTCGATGTCACCCTTCATCGTTCCGCCTTTCTGGACTTCAATCGAGCCGGTAGTCAGCTTGTTGGTGCAGACCACTTCAGGCGTATCGAGTGTGATGCGGGTATCGGCTTTGACCAGTACCAGCGGCACGGTTGCGGTAAGGGATTCAGATGCGGTGACGGCGGCGGTTTTTATGCCGCTGACGGTCAGCGCGCTCGTCTCTGGTTCGTACTCGATAACCGCTCCGTCAGGGAACGCAATATGCAGGGCATCAGCCGAGGCAGACGGCGCGGGGTAGTCATCCGAAAAAATGGCCGGCAGCACAAAAGCGGTATCGAGCTCACCGCCCACAGCCAGAATAATGACCTGCTCGCCCACCGAGGGAGCCCACCACGTGCGCGAGCGTCCGGCGCGTTGAGTCAGCCACTGGAGCCAGTCGGTCTGTATGCCGCCCGTCTGCACACGACAGCGCCCCGCATCAAGGTCGGTTTCGACAATGACGCCGGTGCGAATCATGTTGCGCAGCGCGCGCGCGAGTTCCTGAAGAGTTGCGAGAGTATTCATGACGGAAAGGATGCCGCCGGGGAGTTCCGGCGGCAATCGGGGCGGGTTTTACCACGGCTGGCACAACGTTAACCGGCGAGGTATTTGATAATCATGCTCTCGACGAGCTGTTGGTCATTGTCTGAAAAGCCGAGTAACTGGCGCTCCGGATACTGCACGGCGGGGCTGTCGCGCCCCGGTTTATCCTTGAGCCCTGACTGGTGAACACGGGCGATGCGCTGTACTTTTCCGGTAAATTCCACCGCCGCTGAGCTGTCATCACCGCTGGCTTTCATGTAACGACTGGTGCGCAGCTTTGCGAACATCTCCCGCTTGATGCGGCCTTTTTTCCCCTTTATCGGCTGTCGTTTTCGCGGTGTGTATGCCGAGCCATCCGGTGCCGTCTGCGATTTGATACGCTGCTGTTGTCGCTGGCGCATCGCCCTTGCAATATCCACCGTCATCCGGCGACGGCCAGCCGGTGACAGAGAGGCGATTAACGCCTCAAGGCGTTTCTCAAAAGGGGATAATTCACTCATCCCATTTACTCACCAGCTCACCATTGACATAAAGCTCCATCGGACGCGTGACAGGCTCGGGTGGCGCTGGCTCCGGGATATTTTCCACATGAAGCGCTTTATCAACCTGTTTAACGAGCGTTCGCTCGGTCAGTAACAGACTGATGCTGATATCGAAGCTTTTATCCGTGTTGATATCCGCATACCAGGTGAATCCTTTTTTTCGCCCCTCTTCAGAGGTCATGATGTCGGGCTGATGCTCGCGCAGCCATGCCAGTACCGGCACGAGCAACAAATCAAAATCATCCGTGAAATCCGTTACCACCACGTTGAGGGTGTACTGTTTTTCAAATGACAGGGAAGCGGCCAGCGTCGAGTTTATCTTTCCGTTATCGATAAACAGGCGCAGCATTTCCGGGTTTTTGCTCAGCACCGGCACCGATTCGGTCAGGGCTTTGCGCAGGCTGTCGGGTTTCAGCATCGAGATCGTCCTGGCATTGTTTGATGGTTTCAACCTGTAACGCGCAGCTCTCTAACGCGCGCTCAAGGTTGCGGATATCGGCGCTCAGATCACCGTTGGTTTTCGGGTCGCTTCCCGGCATCGGGCAGAGGCTGACTTTCGGGCACCCGTTGTAGACAATCACCGGCGGAGGCGCAGGCGCGTCGGACGTGCAGCCGACGCACAGCATCAGGCAGGTCAGCACGATACCAGCGGCGAAAGACTTCATTTTCATTAAGCAACCTCGTAACAGTTTGTTCCCGCAACGCTTCACGCTCACTGGCCGCGATAAGCTGTTCACGCAGCTTTACCTGCGCCCGTTCGTTTTTATTTGCCCTGGCATTCGAAACGCTGAGCTGATTTTTCAGCATGCCGATGGTTCGCTTTTGCTGACTGGCGACGTCGTTTGCCCTGTCAAAAGACAACCTCAGATTGCCGTTCTCATGCCGCATCCACAGCAAGCCCAGCACCGCGAGTACCAGTAACACCACCAGTGTTTTCATGCCATCACCCCGCCAGCGCTGCGCCAGACCGTCACCAGCTTTTCAAGGCTGTGCTCATGCTGGCCGTAACCGGCACCGGGCAGAGACGCCCAGATATTGCGGCAGCGGGAAATCGCGCGCTCAATACGCCCGTTGCGTAATTCGTCCAGCGCACCCCGCTCACGAATCAGCTGTATAGCGAGCTTGTCCTGAGACAGGGGGCTGAAATCAGGCAGGCCGAGCTGCTGCTGATAGTGCGGCCAGTACAGATAAAGCTGCTGGTATCGCCCGGATGCCGTCGATTTATCGCCGCGTCGGTTGAATACCTTTGCCGGGCGACCCTGCGCAAAGGGATGATCGCGGTAATCCGTGAAGACCTCTGGCTTACCATCCATCCCGGTGACAATGACGTCATAGCCGCGATTTTTGGTCAGCGGGTGCGTGGCCGTTCCTTCGGCATAAGCCAGCATGTCGAGGAATGCCGCGATATTCTGGTGAGTATTAATGACCGGCATCGTTGCCCCCTTTGAGCGATTTAATTTTCCGCTGGATAGCGATTTCAACCACCTGATAACCGGCAATGCCGAGCATGGAGCCAATCCCACATACCGCCGTAAGCGGCAAATCAGGGAATTGAACCAGCACCACCCCCGCCACCATTGATACAAAGCCCCCGAGCAACATGCGCCCGATAAAAAGGCGGGGCGTGACGGGCTCGCCACCCGCTAACACTTTGCCCACCACAATCATCACACCGATCACGAACAGTGACAGGACGCCTTTTTCACCTTCAGTCATTTCTCACTCCCACAAATTGATAGTTTCAGCGACGGGGGATGACTGCACGTCAGGTAGCTCGACGGCGGTTCCATGCGGTAAAATCGCGCCCAGCTCTGCAAGCCCCGGATTCGCATCGAGCACCGCCTCAACCACCCCCTCAGTGCGCCCGTAATACCGGGCGCAAATGGCATCAAGGGTGTCACCCTGAAGTGCGCGAATCAGCATCAGATTTGCCCCACGATGCAGCGCGCTTTGTCCTGGATGCGCGCCACTGACCAGCGCATATCCCGCCACATTTCATCGATAGTGCTGTCGATGCTGTCAGCTTTTTTATCGCCTTTGGCGCTGGCATCCACGCCCCTGTAACGCTCGTAAAGCGTTGCGGCCGTCATCGAGCACACGGCATTGAAATAGTGGAAGACCCGCACGCTTTCGCCGTCGAGCGTATCGGTCGGCACGTCTTCCAGCCGCATATAGCCGGTGTCCTGCTGGTACTCACGCCACGCGCTCAGCTCGGCGTTGGTTTCGGCCATGGCGGTCTTAATCGCCCGGCGCAGGCGAACCGCCGAAACGGTTTGTTCAAGGCGCATTTCATCCCGCACCCGCTTCGGATCGATATCCGGGAAAAACGGTGTGTTCTGGATGATTTGCTCTTCTTCTGGCACAGGCGGAATAACAAGTTGCTCACGCTGTTGCGCCGGGGTGTTTATTACAAGTGTCGTCATGACAACCTCGGGTAATGGGTGGGCGGTGGACGCCGGTCGCAGTCAGGGTAATCAATACCCGCATTGACCGGCGTGCCGCCCGGCTCGGGGAGCGTTCGGTTATCCGGCGTCTTTTTTAGGGCGACCGCGCCCTCGTTTCGCCGGTGAATCTGTTTTTTTAGCGGGTGCCTTTTTCGTGGAGGCAGTACGCGGGGCTTTCACCGCTGCGGCGACGGTTTTCGGCGTCAGCTCACGGGTTAGCCGCTCAATGTCTTTGCGTACCCCGGCACCACGATCAAGCTGATTCGCGCGCTGAAGGTGTGCCAGTGCATCGTTAAGCTGACCGGCATCGCGTAATGTCAGACCCGTGACCTTATGCAACCGGGCGCGCACTTCATCCGGCATGTCGGCGGCAGTCGTCAGCTCAATGACGCTCAGCAGAAGCGACACATCCACCGTTTCACCGACATCGCGAGCGCGAAGGGTTGCGAGCGCAACTTCTTCGGCCAGCATGTAAGGCGCACTGCGGCTGTGATTGCCGGGCATTGTCAGGTTATGGCGCAGCGCATAACGGGCAATTTCCAGCGCGCCGGGAATGTCACCGGCATCAAGTCGCCACAGCATGACCGTCATCACGATGTCATCCTGATTGCCGCCGTCACTTTCCAGCACGCCAGCGACCCACGGCAGATAGGACGGCAGCAGCTCACGCTTTTTAACGGCCTTGCTTTCTTTGGAATGGATTGCGGATAACGTCCGACGGTCTGCGGCCAGCTTGACGAGCATTTGCTCGTAAGCTGAGGCGTGTCGCAGCGGGGCGTTATCCCGCTGCGATGCCTGCATGGCCGAGACGCGCATCGCATGACGCTGTGCGTGTCTCGCCAT